ATTCCGGCGAAGTGCAGCAGAGTGTTATTGTCCTGCCGGCAAACGGAAGATTGATGAAAGAGATACCAGACGGAACGGTAAAGCCGAAGGCGATTGAATGAGCGTAAAAATTAACAAAGACGGTAAGATTCCAAATTGGATATCTGAAAACGATTGGTCAGCAGAGAACAGACTAGATTGGATAAACCAGATAATGGCATTTAGTCCAAGATGTTGGAGTGTTGTTCAGCCCACAGATCAAAAATATTATGACGCAGAATCATGGGCAATTTGGTGTTTGGCGTGCTGCGATTCAAAAGATGCAGCATTAGAGGCGTGGAACAATTTCTGTAATGGGGATTGAATGACAGAAACAACAACAATACAGATTTCTGCCGAAACGAAGGCAGACTTGGACAATATCAAAGTGCCAAAAGAGCCTTACGACAGGCTTATACGGCGCATAATCGCACGCAGTGAGCACAAGCAGGAAGAAGGGTGGGTATCTCTCAGAATGGTGAAAGAGGATTACCAGATCCTACTCATGCGGCAGACGTGGCCGATTTGTGAGGATATACTTAGAGATTCTAAGCAATGAGCAGACCTGAGATCAAGCCGCAGCCGGGGCCGCAGGAAGATTTCCTATCATGCTCCGCGGACATCTGCATATATGGCGGCAGTGCCGGTGGTGGCAAGACCTTTTCTGAGCTGCTTGAGCCGTTGCATTACATCACAAAGATTCCGGGCTTCAATGCGATTTGCTTCCGCCGAACAACGCCAATGATCCGCAGTGGTGGCGGACTGTGGGACGAATCTATTAAGATATATTCCGGCAAAGCCGAACCAAAAGAAAGCACGCTGGAATGGCTCTTCCCGTGTGCCGGGACCAAAACGCCGAACAGGCTTAAATTTGCTCATTTGGAATATGAAAAAAACGCACTTGACTATCAGGGTGCGCAGTTGTGCCTTATAATGTTTGATGAGCTTACCCACTTCACCGAGCAGCAGTTCTGGTATCTGACTTCACGCAATCGTTCAGTTTGCGGCGTAAAGCCGTATATCCGCGCCACCTGCAATCCTGATCCTGACAGCTGGGTGGCGGGAATGATCGACTGGTGGATCGGCGAAGACGGGTACCCGATCAAAGAGCGCTCTGGCGTAATTCGGTATTTTGTGCGCGAGAATAACGAACTGATCTGGGCCGACACAGAAGAAGAACTCAAAGCAAATCATCCGGAACTAACGCCGCGATCATTCACCTTCATTTCTGCGACACTTGAGGACAATCCGATCCTGATGAAGGCCGATCCATCATACCGCGCCAATCTTCTCGCACTGCCTGAAGTCGAGAAAGAGCGCCTTCTTCACGGCAATTGGAAGATCAGGCCTGCCGGCGGAAATGTCTTTAAAAGAGAATGGTTCCGGCATCTTGTGCCAGAGAACATTTTGCAGCAGGCACAATTTACCTTCAAGATCGGCAGTTGGGATACTGCCTTCAAGGTGGACAGCAAAGACGGTGACGCATCCGATCCGGATTTCTCAGTATATACGCTCTGGGGCGTAAATCAGCAAGGATTTTTCCTTTTAGACCGATATAAAGAGAAATTAGAATATCCTGACTTGCTAAACGCAGCGCTTAATCTATATAATCGCGACAGACCAAACGCACTATTGATTGAGGACAAGGCATCAGGACAAAGCCTGATTCAGTCGCTTAGATCATGCGGCATGCCCGTTCCGATTGTGCCGATCAAGCCGATAGGCACCAAGATCGATAGAGCATACCAAGCCGTGCCGTTCTTCAGCGCGGGTATGGTGCACTTCCCGGCAGGGGCGTATTGGCTGCACGACTATATAGAAACGCTTGTAGGATTTCCGGACGCTGCACACGATGACGACGTGGACAGCACCAGTCAGGCGATCATCTGGTATTCTCAAGGCGGAATATCCGGCGGGGGCAAACAGATAATGCAGGCAATTGAGGATGATTATTGTATATGACTGAAGTTACATTCCAGGTAATATTTGCAGACGGCAGTAAGATAATGTCAAATTTAATCACATGCAAGTCAAATCAGGACTTTTATGAGCTTTTATTTGAGTTCTGCGACTTTGAACAGATTATTGAGATTCGTTTTAAAGATCAGACTGATTGAAGAAAGTATTAAATACTATTAAGTATAATATATTATTGTGACAAGGTCACAGGATGTAATTGAAATGTTAGATAAATTTGTCAAAGAAGAAACCCGCAGTTTTTTTTCATGGAATATGTGTGTCACTGAATTACACACATTTGAAGGTTTTAATGCCTTCATGGATGAAATGGTGAAAGAAAGTTTGATACACGCTGATTGTGTATCAGAACTATGGAAGGATGTTATTCTAGGAAATTCACATCGTGATGATTTTTTCTGGGAGGCATATGATAGTCTAGAGAACAACCTCCATTCATTGGAGGTAATGAAGAATGCGCTTTTAAGCGCGTTTTAAAGGAAGTGAAAAAAATGACAATGGTTAAAGTAAGCAAACAGGAAGAACTTGAGAACGTAACAACAATGCTTGTAGAAGCACACCCGGACGCAGTAGCAGTTACAAGAGATGGCGACGAGATTAATCTCGAATGCGCAACAATGGACGATCTGGAATACGGCCTTTTAATCTGGGAAACTGAAGAAGACTCAATCAATGACGATGGCCAGTATGCAATCGCAGAGATTGTAAGAAGATAATACAAACACAAAACTTTTTTATCTCACAGATCTATAATATGTGAGACATGTCTTTATTTAAATCGCAGGCGTTGACGAACGCCGAGAACAGAATCACAGAACTGTCGGGCATCCTGAAAGACCAGGTGGCCGTGCAGCAGGGCTTAAATCACCAAATAACTAAACTACAGGACAAACTGGAAGAAAGCGCGGCAACGGGCCTTTATGATTGGCGTACTACAAAAGACCGTGGCTGGCAGTTGATTTCCGGACGCAATATGCAGCATCTGACCAAATCAAACGTAGATGCGTATGCCGATATTTCCGACTATTATTATATCTTCAATCCGCTAATCAAGCGCGTGATCGATGTCCGGACGCTCTTCACATTCTCAAAAGGATTTGAGATCAATGTGCCTGAAGATTATATTGAACTGAAAGAATCTGTGCTTGATCCTGTGATCTATGATCCATATAACAAAAGCACATTCACGAATCAGCAGGCCATTGAGCACAACGACAGAACGTTGCAGAAAGGCGCAAATCTATTTATTGCCATATACAGGACAGCAAAGCCAGTTGCGATCAGAATCATTCCGGCAGAAGAGATTGTCGAAATTGAGACCGATCCGAACGACTGCTACAAGCCTCTTTATTACGTCCGGAAATATGCAGACAAGACTGTTAAATATCCGGACTTCCGGAACAATGTAAGAAGACGCAACGTAAAAGACACTTCAATAGATGACAGCGTGGTAATTTATCACGTTTGCGTGAATAAAATAGACTCTATTGGATTCGGGATAACTGACATTGCCGCCGCTTACAGATGGGCGAAAGCGCAGTGCCAGTTCCTTGAGGACTGGGGCGCAGTAGTTCGGGCAATACGCAAATATTCGACGCTTGTACAAACGCCTTCCACAAATCAGGCGACAATAAACGCAATCGGCGCACAGTTCTCCGGCAGCAGCGCAAACATGAACACGCCGCTACAAAGCAATCCTTCCGGCAGTATGCTTACAATGGGCGGGGGGAATGAGTTTAAGGTAGTAGACGCTGGCGGAAATAAAGTCGTTGGTCCGAAGGACAGCAGACTGTTCACCTTGCAGGTCTGCGCGGCAACAGGCGTACCTGAGACCATTCTCACAGGCGATCCGAGCACCGGCAATCTGGCAACGGCAAAAGAGCTTACCGGGCCGTTTATGACGCTGATCGAAAACAGGCAGGAAATGTGGGCGTGTGTGTTCTCTGAGATTTACGAATATATATTCAAACTTGCAGGTCATGATGTGCCGGTAGAAGTATCATTCCCGCCAATCTCTCAGGAATCTGTAAATGACAGAATCCAGGCAATTGTAAGCGCGGCAACGCTTGACAGTAAGATTTGGGCCGGCACAATGTCAGTAAGAGACGTTATCGTGGCGCTTTATTCTGCGCTTGATATTGAGATTTCAGATGAGGACATAGATGAGATTTCAGACGGCGTTATGCAGGACACCGCCACAACTGAGGCGTTTAAGAGGATGAATGAGAATTTACAGATGTTGATTGATCATGACTCTGGATAAACTGCGTGAGGCAAACATCGGCACAATCAAATTGCGTGAGCAGGACGCGATCAGCCGGAAATATCTTCCTAAAATCAAAAAGTTCTTTAGGAAGCAAAACACATTATTTCAGAGGCAGTTTAAATCATACAAAAATTATTTTCCAGAGAACAAAAAACAAACTGCCTTTTGTTTGAAACTTATTGAGCAAGACCGGCAGTTTACACTGTCTGATTTTGATCGCACATGGAAATCTGTAGAAATTGAGACCACCGATCAGCTTCAGGTATTGATATACACAATCGAAACAGAAGCCATGCTAAAAGGCGGGGCCGTTGCACGGCGTCTTTTTGTTCCTGAAGCCGGCGGATCTTTCGACCTCGATAATCCTCGCGCTCTTGCGTGGTTCTCGCAGTATGGCGGCAGTTTGGATTATATTTCAGGAATCCAGAACACAACACGCGAACGACTCAAGACAATTATAGAGCATTCTATTGATCAGGGTTGGAGCTATACGCAGACCTCAAAGGTAATTTCTGAGCGCTTTAAATCTTTCACTCGCGAGCGGGCACAGTTGATTGCAACACACGAAGCCGCGCAGGCATACGAGGCCGGAAACAGAATATTCATTGACAATATGGTTGATACTGGGATTGTCTTTGAGAAAAAATGGCAGAACTCAAGAGATGACATAGTCACGCCAGAATGCCGGGAAAATACCGCAGATGGATGGATCCCGCTCAATCAGCCGCACACATCCGGCGATCAGAATCCGCCTCGCTTTTCAGGATGCAGGTGTTATGAGAATTACAGGAAGAAAAAATAAAATCCTATAGAATCACACAATACTTTTTTATAATATTAGTTATTATCTAACTGGCATAATGCCGTATCCAAACACAACAGCGGCACGCATCGCCGATCCGGAAAAAAAGACTGAATCTTTCATGGGTGACGGATATAAATTCCGCATCTCAGAGGCACAGTCTGACGGATTGATAATTGACGTTCATGTAATTTCGCCGGGCTGGGGCAGTTCCGGATATTATTCTGAAGCTGTCTTGCAAAAAGCATGCGCGGATGGCGTTTATCCTGCCGGTATGCATATGCACATCGACCATCCGACCAGAGAGGCGGAAGAGTCACAGCCGGCACGCACATTGCAGGGCGAATCTCCACTTGCAGCTATTTTCACCGAGCCCGGGCAGTTTGTTCCTTCCGGCTGGGACGGGACGGGCGTTTACACACGCGCTAAAGTCCTTCCGGCATTCGTTGAGGACATCCGCGCAATGGCGGGGCACATCGGCATATCTCATTATGTATCTGGGGTGTCTGAAGTCGGTGAGGCTGAAGGCAAGAAGGGTGCGATCATAAAAGAACTGATCGCCGATCCGCT